GCAGAAGGTTGGTGAAACTGCCACCATGGAAGTCAACTTCATTGAGATGACTCCTGACCTGCTGAAGATGTGTGTCATTGGTGATTCCGCTGCTTCCCAGGACTATGAAGGCTACACTGAAATCACTTCCAGAGCCAGAATCCAGGAAAGTGATTATGTGGAGAATCTTGCCTATGTCGGCAAGAAGACTGATGGCACACCCATCATCATCATCTTTGAACAGGCTATCTGCACTTCTGGCCTGGAAGTTGAGGGCAAGAACAAGGAAGCAGGTGTCTTCAAGGGTGTGTTTGAATGCGTGGCTGACATTTCTCCTGAAGCGGACACCCTGCCTTGGCGCATCCTTTATCCCACTCCTACCACTACTTAATGCCGAAAGGAAGATTGAACAATGAGTGATACAGTGAAAGAAAATGTGTATGAGGTAAGACCGCTTATGGCAACTGATATGGGTGCCATTTGCAAAATCATTTCTGCCATTGGCATCCGTCAGTTCAAGGATTGCTTCAAGGTGGATGACTTCAAGAATGGCAATGTTGAGGAAATCGGCTTCAATGTCTTGATGGACATTGGTGGCATCATCATTTCCAACATTCCCAGGGCTGAAGATGACATCCAGGCCTTTGTTGCCAGTGTGACCGGGCTGAAGATTTCCGATGTGAAGGCACTGCCCTTTGCTGACTATGGTGAACTGATTGTCCAGATTGTCACCAAAGAGGACTTCAAGGATTTTTTCAAGCGTGTCATGAAATTGTTCAATCGGTAGGATATATCAGATTCATGGACTTGCTTGCCCAACGGTATGCAAGTCCATTTCTGATTTTAGATGAATTCGTCCGGCTGAAACAGCTTCATGAATTTATTGTGGAAACACTGACAAGAATTGCTGATGAAAAAGTCCATAATGCCAGATGGGACTTCTGGCTGCATAGGGTCTTTGACAGAAGTTTTGAAGACTATGTGTGCCTGTGTGAAGAACCAGAAGCAAAGGACAAGGAACTGGACTGTGCCAAAATCGGCAACATCATCAATGATTCCAAGACATTGTTGAATGGCTTTGTGCCTGAATAGGAATGGTAGGCCTTTTCACTTGAAAGTGAAGGGGTTGAAGCATTGTGGAATTATTCAAGCTTCTTGGCACCATAGCAATAAACAATGACGAAGCAAACAAAGCCCTGGATGACACATCCAGGAAGGCACAAGATTCAAGCAGTGAAACGCAAAGCGCATTCCAGAAGATAGGGACTGCTGCCGGAACTATTGCCAAAGGAATTGGCATTGCAGGTGCAGCCCTGGGCGGTGCTTGGATAGCTGCCATTGAAGGATCCAGGGAATACAGAACCGAAATGGGCAAGCTTGACACAGCGTTTGTCACCAACGGTCATTCTTCTGAAGTGGCAAAGCAGACCTATTCTGAACTGAATGCTGTCCTGGGTGACAGCGGACAGGCAGTGGAAGCTGCACAGCACTTGGCAAAGCTGACCGACAATGAAAAGGACTTGCAAACCTGGACAGACATCTGCACAGGTGTCTATGCCACCTTTGGCGCATCCTTGCCCATTGAAGGGCTGACTGAAGCTGCCAATGAAACAGCCAAGACTGGCATTCTGACTGGTGGCTTGACAGATGCCCTGAATTGGGCAGGTATCAGCGAAGAAGCATTTCAAGCCAAGCTTGATGCATGTACCAACGAGCAGGAACGGCAGAAGCTAATCATGGACACACTGAATGGCACCTATTCCAAAGCATCTGAACAATACCAGAAGACCAACAAGGATGTCATGGATGCACAGAAAGCCCAGGAAAAGCTGACTGATGCCTTTGCTGAACTTGGCAGGGTAGGTGAACCTATCCTGACAGTCATCAAGGAAAAGGTGGCTGAAATGGTTTCTGCTGTCATTCCCCACATCGAAAACTTCATCCAGAAAGTCAAGGACATTTCAACATGGGTGAAGGACAATCAGGACACCATTGACATGTGGGTGGCTGTCATCATCGGAGCAGGGACAGCCATTGGCACATTCCTTTTGATCCTGAATTGGGGAACAATCATGACAGCGGCAGCAAATGCCGTGAAGGTGGTCAGAACAGCCATCCTTGCCATGAATGCTGCAATGCTTGCCAATCCCATTGGCCTTGTTGTGGCGGCAATAGCAGGGCTTGTGGCTGCTTTTGTTTACCTTTGGAACAATGTCGAAGGCTTCAGAAAGTTCTGGATCAATGCCTGGAATTTGATAAAGTCTGCCGCTTCTGCGGCCTGGAAGTCCATCCGCAAATTCTTTTCTGATGCCTGGTCTGCCATCAAGAAAACCTGGTCTGCTGCGACAGGCTACTTCAAAGGAATCTGGTCTGGCATATCAAACATTTATAAAAATGTCAAGTCCTGGTTTTCTGACCGATTCCGGCAAGCCTGGAATGGCATCAAATCCATCTGGAATGGGGCAAAATCCTTCTTCAGTGGAATTTGGTCATCCATTTCTGGCACTTTTGGAAATGTGGCAGGTTGGTTCCGTGGGAAGTTCCAATCTGCCTGGTCATCCATCAAGAATGTCTTTTCTGGATGGGGTTCTTTCTTCAGTGGACTTTGGTCAAAAATCAAGTCCAAGTTTGGATCCATCGGCACTTCACTTGGCAAGGCCATGGGTGATTCCGTGAAGTCTGCCATGAACAAGGTGCTTTCTTCCATTGAAAAAGCAATCAACAAAGGCATTGGCCTGATAAACAGTGCCATCCGGCTTGCCAACAAGCTGCCAGGTATCAATGTCGGTACAGTGTCCAAAGTAAGCTTCCCCAGGCTTGCCAAGGGCGGTGTGCTTGAAAAAGGTCAAGTTGGCCTTCTGGAAGGTTCAGGGGCTGAAGCTGTGGTTCCCTTGGAGAACAACCGTGCATGGTTGTCCAAGGTGGCTGCTGACCTGAATGAACTTCAGCAAACCAACGCAATTCAACACAAATCCAAGGCAATAGAAACTGCTTTGGATCGTGTTGTGGTGCTGTTGGAAGAACTGAAGAAAATGAAAATCTGCTTGGACAGTGGTGCAATGGTGGGTGAATTAGTCCCTGCTATTGATGGACGGCTGTCTGACAGATGGAGCCATGCACAGCGTGGCAATACACGATGAAAGGCCGCTTTGCAGTGGCCTTTTTTCTATTCCAATGAAAGGAATGATAGGCCATTGGAATTGTTCAAATTATTTGGAACTATTGCAATTGACAATAGTAAAGCCAACCAAGGAATTGATGAAACCACTGACAAGGCTGAAAAGTCGCATCCTAAAATATCAAGTGCCTTTGAAAAAGTCGGCACTGCTGCGGTCAAGGCAGGAAAGGTGATTGCCAGTGGTCTTGCTGTGGGGGCAACTGCCATTGGCGCATTGGCAAAGCAGTCCCTTGACAGCTATGCGGATTATGAACAGCTTGTGGGCGGTGTGGAAACACTATTTGATTCAAGCGCAGACAAGGTTCAAGGATATGCCGCAAATGCATTCAAGACAGCAGGATTGTCTGCCAACGAATACATGGAAACTGTCACAAGCTTTTCTGCAAGCCTGTTGCAAGGCTTGGATGGTGACACTGCAAAAGCGGCAGAGGTCGCAAACAGAGCCATCACAGACATGTCTGACAATGCAAACAAAATGGGAACATCCATGTCCATGATTCAAAATGCCTATCAAGGATTTGCAAAGCAGAACTATACCATGCTTGACAACCTAAAGCTTGGCTATGGTGGCACACAATCCGAAATGGCAAGGCTGATAAATGATTCTGGTGTTCTTGGTGACAGCATGGAAGTCACGGCAGAAACGGTCAACGAGGTTTCTTTTGACAAAATCATTGAAGCCATTGGTGTGATTCAAGACAGAATGGGCATCACGGGAACCACAGCAAAGGAAGCCAGTGAAACCATTTCTGGCAGTTTGGCAGCAACAAAGTCTGCATGGCAAAACCTTCTGACAGGCTTTGCCGATGGCAACCAGGACTTGGGTGTGCTGATTGGAAATCTGGTTGACAGCGGAACAACGGCACTTGGGAATATCGTGCCAAGAATTGTGCAAATTCTGTCCGGCATTTCCGCTGCACTTCCCCAGGTCATGGCGGTTGTAGCAGCGCAACTTCCTGTTTTGATTGAATCCCTGTTGCCTGGTCTGATTAGCGGTGCCATTTCACTGATGACTGGCCTGGTGACAATGCTTCCACAAATCCTTCAGATTTTGTTGGCACAGGTTCCCAATATTGTCATGCAGCTTGCAACTGCACTGATTTCAGCCTTCCCTGTTCTGCTTCAGACTGTCAAGGATTTGTTTGGGCAAATTTGGGACTATATTTCCCTGGAACTGCTGAACACAGGTGTTTCCTTTGAAGATGCCTTTGTGAAAATCCAGGGCATTTTTGAAGGTGCCTTGGGTGTGCTTCAAACTGTGTGGGACACTGTTGGGCAGCCCATTTTCAATTTGATTCGTGCCTGTGTTTTCATCGTGCGTGATGCTTTTGCGGAGCGCATGCCGGAAATCAAGGAATTTGTGTCGAGATGTTTTGCTGACATCCAACTGTTCTGGAACAACAATCTGAAACCATGTCTGAAAGCAATTGGTGACTTCATAGAAAAGTATTTGGCACCTGTCTTCAAGGCGGTGTTTGGCACTGCCATCAAGGGAACTATTGACACAGTTTTCCAGGGCATCAAGAATCTTTGGAATGGTACTTTGAAGCCTGTCTTCTCTGGCATCACTGACTTCTTGACTGGTGTTTTCACTGGCAACTGGAAAAAAGCCTGGAATGGCATTGTGAACATCTTCAAGGGAATCATCAACCTTATCCCCACAGCACTGGAAGCTGTCATCAATGGGGCAATCAACATGGTAAATAGTCTGATTAGTGGAATCAACGGAATCACATCCACTCTTGGCATCAAAGAAATCAAGCTGATTTCCAAGGTGACACTTCCGAAGCTTGAAAAAGGCGGCATCCTGGACAAAGGCCAGATTGGTCTGTTGGAAGGCAGCGGTGCAGAAGCTGTTGTGCCTTTGGATCAGAACCAGGCTTGGATCAGTGCTGTGGCACAGGACATGCAGACTGCCATTGGTGGCAACAGCAATCAGGACATCAAGGAACTGAAAGAAGCCTTCCAGGGCTTTGTTCAGAACCTGCCTGAAATGCTGCTTGATGCTTTTGCTTCCATGAGATGGGATGTCAACAACAGAGAATTTGCAAGAATGGTCAAGGCGGTGAATTAAGGTGCTTGAACAACTGATTTATAAAAACCACTTGAATGAAGTGTTTGAATTCGGCAAGGATGGCATCTTTGTGAACAAGAATGACCTGCATGACTATGAATGGAAGGTCACGAAAAAAGGCAACAGGATTGCCGATTTGAACCGTGACATCAGCAAGCGGAAACTTCCCATCACCATCATCTGTGACACAGAAGAAAAAGGCATTGCTGCCAGGAACAAGCTTCTGGAAGTGGTTGAAAAGGATGTCCTTGCCCTTCAGCATGGGCAGGTCATCATTGGTGACTATTATTTCAGATGCTTTGTCACGAAATCGCAGAAGTCAAATTATTTGACTGCCAAACGATACATGACACTGACACTGACATTGACTTCTGATTTTCCGTATTGGGTGAAGGAAACCACATACACCTTCCGCAATATTGCTGAAGCAAGCGGTGGCAAAAACCTGGACTTTGCTGTTGACCATCCGTTTGACTACTTTTCCGGCATTGGTACAAAGGAACTGAAGAACACTGACTTTGTTGGGACGAATTTCCGCATGGTCATCTATGGGGCTTGCAGCAATCCTGCTGTCTATGTGTCAGGCCATTTGTACCAGGTCAACTGTGAAGTTGATGCCAATGCATATCTGACCATTGATTCTGTGGCAAAGAAAATCTTCATCACAGCCAATGATGGCACAGTGACTAATGTGTTCAACCTGCGGAATCGTGACAGCTACATTTTTGAGAAGATTCCACCTGGCAAAAGCATTGTCACTTGGGAAGGTGATTTTGGCATTGACATCACACTTCTGGAAGAACGGAGTGAACCGAAATGGACTTAATTTTCACCAGACCAAACATGGAAGATGCAGGTGTCCTGCACAACTATGAATTTGACCTGGCATTCGGATCCGATGAAAACAACTTTGAATGTGTGGTTGATAAGAATGACCACTGCTGTGACTTTGGTTCTTTTCTGTACTTTGAAGGCACTGAATATGGTGGCATCATTGACGGAATTGAAATCAAGAACAGCACCATGGAAGTTGTTTATTCCGGCAGAACATGGCACGGCATTCTGAATTCCAAAGTGATTGAGCCTGACAGCGGTCAAGCCTATCTGACAGTAACAGGGGAAGCCAATGAAATTATTGCTTCCCTGCTGTCCAGATTGGGCTTGACTGACCTGTTTGAAGCTTCCACAGAGGATTCAGGGCTGAATGTCAGCAGCTACAAAATGAACCGATACATCAGCGGATATGACGGTATCAGAAAGATGCTGAAGACTGTTGGTGGCAAGCTAATCTTCACATTCCGTGATGGCAAAGTCCTTCTGACTGCGGCAAAAGTGCATGACTATTCCCAGGATGAAGAACTGGATTCTGACATGATTTGCTTGGATGTCCGGCAGACGGCAAACACAGTGAATCATCTGATTTGCCTTGGTTCTGGAAACCTGGAAGATAGAATGGTCATTCATCTATATGCAGACGAAAACGGCAGCATCAGCCAGACACAGACCTTCAGCGGTCTGGCTGAATGTGTTGCCGTTTTTGATTATGGCAATGCAGAAGATGAAGCTGACTTGCTGAAGCAAGGAACAGACAGGTTGAAGGAACTGATGCAGCAGGACAACCTGGCTGTGGATGTCAATGATGTTAATGATCCCTATGACATTGGTGACATTGTTGGTGCTTCCGACAATATCACGAATATCAGAATTGCTGTCCCTGTCACAAAGAAGATTGTGAGCATCAAGAATGGCCTTGTGACCATCGACATCAAAACAGACAATGCCAATGTTTCTGCACAGCCCACCAGTGACTATTCTGGCGGCAGCGGAACACCTGGTGCTGACGGTCAAGACGGCAAAGACGGTGAGGATGGCAAGGATGGCATTTCCTGCACACATTCCTGGAATGGCACTGTGCTGACTGTGACATCTGCAAGCGGAACTTCTTCTGCTGACTTAAAGGGTGACAAAGGTGACAAGGGTGATAAAGGTGAACAGGGCATCCAAGGAATCCAAGGCATCCAGGGTGAAAAAGGTGACACTGGCGCACAGGGCATCCAAGGTGAGAAGGGCGAAAAGGGAGATAAGGGTGACAAGGGTGACACTGGCACATTCGATGCTTCAATGCTTGAAAATTATTCACCACTGTCCCATGAACATGATGCAGGTGACATCACAAGCGGCACACTGCCAGTTATAAGGGGTGGCACAGGTGTCACTGCGTTGGCAGGTAGTAGCGGCTTGCTGAAACAACTATTTCCGTCAAGCATCGCAAGCGGTTCAATCCCTTTGTTGGGTTCAGGATGGAACAACAATGGTTATGTCAGCACTGCCGGACTGCGAAATATGATGGGTGCTGTCACTAAAACTGAAATGAACACGGCAATTTCTGATGCTGTCGGTTCATGTGTGCAGTTGAATGATGAAAACGGCTTTTCAATAAGCAGTTCTGAAGGCGAAACTGAATTCTATCCAGGTTTTGTTCGGCTTTGGGACAGCTACGGTTGGAGTGTTTGGGTCGGAGCGGATTTGGTTGATGGCGAACCAATGATTGATGATGATGAATTTGGTGCGTTGTATTTTGGCACTGACAATGATTCACTTGTCCGTTTGCGGCGCATAGCAAATCCTGTTCAATGGTACGATGCCGCCAACAAGGACTATGTTGACAATGCAGTTGCCAATGCAGGTGGCGGTGGCACAGCAATGACTGTTGCACAAATCCGTGCTATATGCACATAAAGACTATTAAAGAAAAGGGGGAATCCTTATGGGCAATATGCATCTGGTCACTGGCTATGCAGGGAAGGAACACATCACTGCTGTTGACCAGGCGGCATTCAATGCTGCCCTGATTGGCACAGGCCAGTTTGTCCTGGACAAAGGCAAAGTATTTGCAGCCCAGGTCATCAGCAACAACCAGATTCGCATTCTGGATGGTGAACTGATGATGCAGGGCAGATTCATCCGTCTGGATCCTGACACCTATGTTGATGTAACCATTGAGAATGGCGCACAGGGTGTGAAGCGGAATGACCTGATTGTGGCAAGGTACACCAAGAACACTGTCACTGGTGTTGAATCGGTGGATTTGGTTGTCATCAAAGGCACTGCTGTTGCAAGCAATCCTGTGGATCCGGCACACACTGAAGGTGACATCACCAATGGTGCTGCTGCACAGCATGACTTTCCGCTTTGGCGCATTCCCATTGATGGCCTGAATGTGGGCAATCCTGTTGCCTTGTTTGGTGAACCGTTCATGGATTCCATGCTGACACTGCCTGGAATCCGCAGAACGGTCAACGAGATTGAAAGCAAGGTGAACAGCCAACTGGAAAGCAATATGCAGGAAATCAACAGTAAACTGGATGTCTACACAGCGGAAAACACCATGACTGTCACAAAAGTCAAGGAAATCTGTCAATAAGGGGGAAGAAACATGGCTTTTTTAGATGAAACTGGTCTGGCTGAACTGTGGTCACTTATTACGGCAAGAGATTTGAAAATTGCCACAGGTTCTTACCAAGGCACAGGCACTTACGGCAAGTCTAATCCGAATACGCTGACTTTTGACTTTCAACCAAAGGTTCTGCTGGTGTGGGTACAGAGCAAGGGCTTGTATGCTCCTGCATGGCCGTATTCAAATACAAACGTAAAAGCTATGATAGCATTTTACGGTAATACAAGTGCGACAACAGGTGAAACAGTTACACTGTCATGGTCTGGAACTTCTGTTTCATGGTATAACACGTCCTATGACTATTATCAACTAAATTACAACACTACCCATCAATATATTGCCATCGGCTAAAGGAGTGAAAACACATGATGATGCTTGAAATTGCTGCGCTTGAAAATGGAGCGCATAGAAATCAGACTTTCTGCGGTGTTTTGCCTGATGGATGGGCGGTCATTCCTGATGGCATGGAAACCGAAAACTTTCCCTTTGGTGAAGTCACTGCCAAGGAAGTCAATGGTGTGATGACCGTGACCAAGTGGACACCTGGCACAATGCCTGAACCTGAACCTGAAGTGGAAGCAGAACCTTCTGAAGCAGAAGACACTGCGGCAATGCTGATTGACCATGAATACCGTCTGACCTTGCTTGAACTTGGTCTGACTGAATAAAAGAAAGGATGAATGAATTATGTTGTACAGAACTTTGAAGCGAATGATTGAGCGTGGTAACACTGACGGCCTGGAAGAAAAGATTGACATTTTCTTTGCTGCCGGAAAGCTGACTGAAGCTGAATACACGGAACTGCTTGGCATGCTTCAGACTGCCGAATAATGAACTGCAAACAAAACTGAAAGGAATGATGATGCATGACTGAATGGGGTGTTGTTGCTGTCATAATTGCTTTGTTTGGATTCATTGTTTCTGTGGTCAAGCCTATTGTGTCACTGACAAAATCAATCACCAGTTTGACTGTGGAAGTGACTGGATTGCGTGAGGATATGAAGGCACAGAAGAAGGATGTCCATGAAAGCTTCACAAAGGTGTGGGCGCATGAAGACAAACAGGATGTGCAGCTAAGTGACCATGAAGTCAGACTTGGAATCTTGGAAGCTTCCAACGCTGAATGAAAGGGTTATGGTGAAAACAAATGAAGGGAATCACTTTTGGGGATTATCATTCATATAGAACTTTTAGAATGATTATGCAGCCAGGGAAAGAGATTGCAAGCCCTGCTGTGAAGGTCAGAAAGATTGACATTGAAGGGGCTGATTCAGCCCTGGACTACACTGATTTTTTCGGTGAACCGAAATTTGAGGACATGACACACAAGTTCAACTTTGCAACCATTGTGCCTGAAAGTGAATTCCTTTCTTTGTTTTCCATGGTGAAGAATGCGATTCATGGGAAGAAGATGCGGATCATCCTTGACGATGATCCGCTTTTCTTCTATATGGGAAGGCCGTTTGTGTCGCAGTTCACCAATGAACGGAATGTGGGCATCATCCACATTGAAGTGGAGTGTGAGCCATACAAGTACAAGCTTGAAAAGACAGTGGTCAGCAAGGCTGTGAACGGCACTGAAGCAATTATCTTGACAAACAGCAGGAAAAGGGCTGTGCCGGAAGTCAAGATTGAATCTGAAGGCAGTCTGAACATTGTCTATCAGGTCAACAACATTTGGGACTTGGGCAGTGGTTCTTATACGCTGCCGGAACTGGAACTGGTGGAAGGTGACAACACAGTCACTGTCACTGGCACAGGAACGATTGTATTCACCTGGCAGGAAGGAAGCCTGTGACACGTTCAAAAATAGGGTGTTTTTGAACATGAAGGCTGTTGAAAGGTGGGTTCATTAACAATGTATAAAGTTTTTTGTGATGGTTTGCTTCTATACCACAGCAAACTGTCAAACCTGCAAATCTTCAATCCATCGGTTGAACTGGAACTGAACAAGACAGGCAGCTTCGACTTCACCATCTATCCTGACCATCCATATTTCAATCAGGTCAAGAAGTTGAAGTCCATCATCACTGTCTTCCAGGATGACTTTCTGCTGTTCCGTGGCAGGGTGCTTGATGAAGAAATGGGTTGGCACAATGAAAAGGCCATCATCTGTGAAGGTGACATGGCCTTTTTGCTTGATAGCATTCTGCGTCCTTTTTCCTTCAGTGGCACACCTGCGGAATTCCTGGCCTATATCATTGGGCTGCACAATGCCCAGGTGGATCCAGAAAAGCACTTCCAGATGGGAAATGTGACTGTTGAAGGCTATGTTGTCCATGATGCTGAAGACTACTTCACCACCAAGGAAACGATTGAACAGGCACTGCTTGAACCGTTTGGCGGCTATCTGATGACCAGGCTTGAAGGCGGTGTTGTCTATCTGGACTATCTGGCAGAAATCAACCTGCTTGCACCACAGACCATCAAGTTTGGGAAGAACCTGCTTGACCTGAAGCGGATCCGCAAGGGGGCAGACATTGCCACTGTGGTCATTCCTTTGGGTGCAAAGCTAAAGGATGAAGAAGGGAAGGACACCAACCAAAGGCTGACCATTGAATCTGTCAATGGCGGTGCTGACTTCATCCAAGATGCTGATGCCATAGCACAGTTTGGCATCATTGTCAAATCGGTCATTTTTGATGACATTGCTGATGCTGCGGAACTGAAATTGAAGGGTGAAGCACATCTTGCTGATTCTGTCAACCAGTGGGAAACCATTGAACTGACAACGGCAGACCTTGCCACCACAGGCCAGGACATCACTTCTTTCCACCTTGGCACACAGGTTAGGGCAGAAAGTGTGCCGCATGGCTTGAATCAGCTTTTCTTGGTCAGCAAGCTTTCCATTGACCTGCTTGATCCTATTGCAAACAAGATGACTTTGGGAAAGACCATCATTGCCTTTTCTGAAGCCGTC